AATTACTTAAAGCTAAATCCTCTAAAATAGTTTCTGAATAAGAACCTACCTTATCTGTAAAAAACATAAGAGGATTTGATACATCTGTTCTAGGATTATCAGATTCGTTTTCTGTATTAGAATAATACCTTTTTTTCCATAATTTTAAAGTAACTTCAGGAGCACGTACACGGTCAACTCCTCCATTGTCATTTTTATCCTCTAAAAACATCTGTTCACTAAAAGTTAATGTACCTGTATCATAGTCAAAACTAAAACCGTCTTTCATTACACCTTCCGTAAAAGAAGGAGTCCAAAATATACTAAAAGGCATTAAAAGATGTACTTCTGGAGGATATATATCCGTCCAAGACGAAAGTTCTTTATCAAGCAAAGTTACTTTAAATTTTTTAAATAGTGGTGGTAACATTAATACGAATACAACTTATAGTGATTTAGGTTTTGAAAATGATGATATTAGTTTTAGAAAGAATAGGTTTCTGAATTCATTTGTTAGGTTAAGTTTTTATGATAACGATATTGTGACCAACCAAAATTTAATTTCATCTATGAGTATTTTCCCTAAAGTTACTAGTTCTGATGTGGATTCTAATGGTGCGGTTTTTAAAGCAAATAAGTTTCCAGTTAGGTTCATAATGAATAATCCAATTACCAAACCTTTAGGGTTTGCTGAGGGGTTTTATTTATATCATTTTAAAACGGAATTAAGTAAAAATTCATTAACTCCTAAATATTTATATATGAGAGCTGAATTTAATAACGCTAAAGATGGAGAATCAACTAGGTTTATTACGGTAAATGAAAAATTACCGATAGGTGAATTGATAAGTAAATTACATGTTAGATATGCTTTAACTAGAACAAATACTGGTTATTATTATATGTTGGATACTGATTATAATAATTCAACTAATATAATAGAAACTAGTGGTGAAAAGACTTTTAAGGTTAATCTTAATTTATATGAAATACAAGTTTTATAATGGAAATAATTAAAAAAATAATAAATAGACGTGAATTCAGCGGTAATGACATTCATTTTAAAGTGAATATTTTACAAACAATGGATAATTTAGGTATTTTAAGTGATATTTCTCATGAAAGCGATACCAATTTTGATATTAATGCGTATATTAAATCTGGGGGACAAATAATTGGTGCAACTAATTCAAGATTGAGTGAACTTAAAAGTTATGACGCCCTTGAGCCTTATAAGGTTTCTTTTGATATGAAAAAAAAAGGGTATAAGGATTTTAAAGGTGATGATATTATTGGTGTTGATAGAGTAGTTAGTATTGATGGAGATGAAGTAAAATACGTATTTAATGCCGTGAATAACATTAAATTAGGTACTTTAGAGCAAAGCACTGGGATTTTATATACCGATAATCCAATTAGTGGGGTAATAATACCAAATGAATTAACTAGTACTGATTCTAACACGGAGGTGCAATTTATGTCTGAAGGGTGGAATGAAACTAATATATCAATAAGTCCTCAAATACAAGAAGAATATTTATTAGGGATAATAAATACTCCAGAAGTTAAAACTGACGTATTTATAGATAGAGGGGTAACCAGCGTTTTAGATAACCATTTAAGGTTGTCAGAAATAGAAACTTTAGACCATTTAACAAGATATGGTAATGGGTTTTATAAGATAAATAGAAAATAAATAAGAAAAATATACGATGGCAAACGGAAATTACGGAAATATAAGACCAGCTGATGTATCATTAGATGATATTGAAGTTTTTTACCATTTCACCAAATCTAGAAATGAGATTGGTGATACGGAACTAATTAAATTAAATACAAGGGAAGTTTTATCAGAAATGAAAAATCCAAATAACACTTCAATTGAGGTGTTTGGGGGTATGTACACTTTAACGTTACCTAGTAATATTTTTAGTAATAAAGGGTTTTATACTATAATGATAAAACCATTAGAGTTAAGAACTAAAATTGTTGATACAACAGTATTGGCGGCTAAAACAGAAATAAAAGGGTTGGTATTTGATACCGCTAATTTAGGTTTAGCTGCTCAATTTAGTGATAGGTTTCAAAATAATGGATTGGTAGGTTATAGAATCGAATATTTATCTAATGATAGTACTAATTTTGGTTCTAAGATTAGAAATTTCTTTAGAATTATTACATCAAATAATAGAGCTGAGTCAGCGCAACAAAATACAAATAATACTGAACAAAAGGCGATTAGATATAACTTCAATGATAATTCAAGTTTGGTATTTGCTACTGTAACTCCTAGCTCCGCATCTAATGTTAAACCAAATGCTAGACCATTTATAGGTGAAGCTGGTCAAGATGTGATTATAACCAATACATTTTTTAATCCAATGATGATTGAAATAGAAATGGTAGACCATGATATTGAAACATTGGCTTATGCGTTATATGGACCACAAAGTAAATCGTTGGAAGATGGTATATACACTATTTATACCTTTGATGAAGAAATATATAAACAATATAACTTATTTGAAATTAAAGACGAGTTTAGTGGTTCTCCATTATTTGAAATTAGAGAACCTAAAGTAAATATTGATTTTGGTAAAGATTTTAATGAAATAAGTAATGCATAATGGGTAAAGTTAAAGTAATAGGGTACGCAAAGAGAGTATATTATGCCGATGGTATTGAATATAGGGATTTTTCACCAGACTTGGTTGGTAATCAACTGACAAGTGATGGTGGTAGTGCTTTATTTACTGCTGGTAATTTTAACGTAACAACTAATATTGATGGTAAGTTAACTAAAAATTTTATAACCAATGATTTTGGTGATTTTATGACATTATCTGACCTAAAGGTTAGTGATAATGTAAATGATATATTCATTAAAAGAACTAAGCAAGTTAAATTAAATTTAGATAAGACTGATGTCTTAAATCATGCACTTTTTGGTTCTTTAATGGAGTATGTTAGGATTTCTTTAGAAAATATCATAATTACTTGGCCAGCGTCTATTAACGTTATACCATATAATACCTCAGACCCAACTTTAAGTGGGTTAACGGCACTTAATTACTATTATGATAGTGCTAGAAAGGAATCGTCATTTAAAATCAATACAGACCTTATAAATAACCCATATGGAATAAACTTCATGGAAGGCGGGACATTGGTTGGAACTTTTAATGAAAGTAATCCACTAAGAGACCTAACATCTAACTTTAAAGAATATTCACTATTAAACGGGTATGGAGAATTCCCAGTTTTAAGTTTTTCTGGGTCATCTGGAGTTACTAGCTCATTAATTACGTTAGTAGTTAAAGGTGAGTCTTTCCCATTGTATAGTATTGAAAATATTCCATTTCATATTAAACCAAATATTGGTAAAGTTGAAGAATTTTTTATTGGATTAACTGATTTTGAAAGTAATCTATTAAATATTAATGTTATACCAAAATACACCGCAAAAATAAAAGTTTATAGCGAAATGGATAATGGTGACATTGTTGAGTCAATTAATAAAGTTACATGGCCAGTATCAGATGGTTATAATATTGATTTTAATACCATAGCGTATACTAGTTATGTTAATAATTTAATAGCTATTGCTGAATCTAACGATAGTAATAAAAGTGATTTGGTTAATCGATTCTTTGTTTCTAAATCTATTTCTGAGTTTGATACTATTCCAGATATTGATGGTTCATATATTGGTAATAATGGGCAAAAAATGAATAGTGCATTGAAGATATATGGTAGGGAGTTTGATGAAATTAGGAAATATTCGTCTGGTATATCATTCGCTAATGTCGTTACATATAATAAACAAAATAATACTCCAGATTCCACAGTTAAAAATTTGGCTAGAATACTTGGTTGGGATTTAACTAGTTCTTTATCTGAAAGTAATTTATTAGATAATTATTTAACGCCTAGTAGTAATAACTTTGATGGTCACTCTAAAGGGTTGACTAAATCTGAAGCTGAAATTGAGTTATGGAGAAGAATAATATTAAACACTCCTTGGATTTGGAAATCTAAAGGAACTAGAAAGGCCGTTGAATTTTTATTTAAATTCATTGGTACACCTGATGGTTTAGTTACATTTAATGAGTACTTATATGTTGCAGATAAGGTTATAGATATTCAACATCTTAAGGATATGATGTTATATTTCAACGGGACTGATGATATTAGTGAATTGAATGTAAATTCTGAAGGTTTTCCTAAGATTTCCCCAAACAATGCTGATATGTATTTCCAAAAAGCTGGTTTATGGTATAGAATTACTGGTGGTCAAACACCAGATATTGATATCCTTTATGGGAACAACCCACATATTGGACCATACGATGGAGGTCAAGAATATGTGGACGAGTTTGGTACTTGTTTAATCCCAAATTTTGAAGTTACTAGAATAGTTGATTTAACATATGGCGCACCTAATACTGATGTTTTATTTACAAATTACAATAATGGGCAATTTGATGATTGTTGTGAGGGTGATTTAGTAGCGATATTAGACACTAATGTTGATTTTTCAGCTACATTGAGAACCAATATAGATAATTTTATTAATAACACTTCAAATGTTATTGAAAGTACTTGTGATATTACATCTAATTGGACGTTAAAAGCTTCATTAAATGGGGAACCATTTTATGAAAATATATTCTTTTCTGGTATTTCATTACCACTTTCTAGTGATTATATTGATGAATTAAATGTTATGATTACCGCTCCAGAATTAAGCGCCACTACTAGCGTTATGTCTGGAACTAATTATGTTATTGTGGATGATTATACTGATTGTGCTAGCAACTTATTAGGGGCTTATCTTAAGGTTGAAGTATGTGCGGAAAGTAATTTTGATTGTCAGAATGAAAGTGAGAGTCCGAATGCTAATGTAACGGGTGATAGTTTATTAAATTGTGACCCATTAAGTGGTGCTACGGTAACTCCGTCACCAAGTACAACGTTAACTATAGATGAGGATACTAGGATATTTATATATTTTGACGCTTCAAATTCAATGAATAGGACATTAACTGCTTTAAATACCGCTAAAGCTAGTACATTAAAAACATTATTATTATCACATTATAATAATGATGAAACTTTATATAACCAAATGGTTACAATCGAAAATTTCCCTCTTACTGGGGAAAGCTATCCTAGTACCTATCCAGATACTGGTGGGGTATTAACTAGTTCATATGAACGTTTTTTAGCTGTAATGAATATGAAAAATCAACCATCACCTGATGGTAACGTAATTGTTTTAACCTTTACTGATGAGGCGACTAATAAATATTGTACAACCTCATTCTTACCAACTGATGCTAGAACGTCACATTATAATGTAGATATTACTAACCTTAGAGCTAGATTATCTAGAGTTGGTCCTGATTATTATAGAGGTGCAATATTTGAAGTTATGAGTGGTTATTCTGATGCGGCTAAATTTACTGAATTTTTAGATGCTATTAGATTAGGTCAAGGTAATTATGCTGATGAGTTTGGTA